GAAGGGAGGCCCGAGCCCCCACTCGGAAATACCCTCGACCAGTCGGAAACGACCTGAACCGAGCCGAACCGAGTCGGATTTACCGACATCGGGACGGATCGAGCCACGACTTGTCACGCCTGTTCCTGCCGGCGAGAGTTTCGGCCCTGCCCTGACCTTGTGGGCGAAGCGTGTCCTTGGCATTGATCTCATGGAGTGGCAGAAGCGGATCTGTAACGACGCGCTCACCGTGGACGCGGACGGTGACTTCGTGTTTCGTGAAGCTTGTGTCAGCACTGCACGTCAGAACGGTAAGAGCCTTGTCATGCGTGCTGTCGCCGGCTTCATGGCGACCGAGTATGCAGCTCTGCGAAAAGAGCCTCAATCAATCGTGATTGTTGCCAACCAGAAGCGTCGAAGCATGGCCTTGTTTCGTGATGTCGTGCGCGACCTTGACGAGAAGTTTGAGTGCAAAGTTCGCTGGATGAACGGTGACGAGCGAATTAACTTCCCAGACGGATCATCAATCTCGGTCGTCGCGGCTTCAGCTCACGCTCACGGTATGACTGCCACAGTTCTGCTGGTTGACGAAGTGTGGGACATCAGTCCCGAGGTTGTATTTACAGCTCTCAGGCCGTCACAGATTGCAGTCAAGAATCCGATGATGATGCTTTTCAGTACTGCTGGCGACCAGAGCTCAACAGTGCTCCAACAACTACGAGAACAGGGCATGGCAGCGATTGACTCAGGCCAACCGACGGCGCTGTACTTCGCCGAGTGGTCACTTCCCGTCGGCTCAGTCTCGGTGGAGGATCGGCGATATTGGGGATGGGCCAACCCTGCGCTCGGGACAACGATCACCATGAAAGCACTGGAACTTGCCTACGATTCACCCGATCGGCAGGCTTTCATTCGTGGACATTTGAACCTATGGATTGACTCAAATAGTGCATGGCTTCCACTGTCGCTTTGGTCTGAACGACTCTCGGACAAACCCATGCCGGCGTACCAGTGGCTCACCATTGACTCGAGCATTGACGAGTCTCGGTACATCGGAATCGGTTCAGCGTTTGACGGCGATCGCGTGATCGTGACGACAGCGTTCGTCGTCGAATCAGCTCAGCAGATGTGGGAACAAGTCGTCCGAATTATGGGCGACCCACAAGTCAAACTTGCTTGCACCCCATCACTAGAAATTCATTGCCCTCCTGACCTTCGCCGGCGTATGACGATCGTCGGATATGCGGAGCTCTTGAAGTGGACTTCGTCGGCGAAAGCGATGATCGTTGAGGATCGTGTTCGCCATACTGGTGACCTTGCTCTTGCCGAACATATGGCTCGAAGCGTCGCCGTTAAGACTGGCGGTACGGTCGTGCTTAGTTCGCAGAAGTCGCCCGGCCCGATTGAGTTGGCGCGTTGTGCAGTGTGGGGAATGATGCTTGCATCAAAACCAAAGACTTCGAACAAAGCAGCTTTCGCTTTCGGCTGACCTAGGTTGTGTCGTCGGGGCTTCAGTGCTGGACCGCTACGGGATTGCGCTTTTTATCTTTTTCACTCACTTAGCCAATACCCAGTCGCCCATGTATTGGAACCACGACAACTGAAAATGTATCACGACCTTAGTTGATACTTGCAAAATAGTTTGCGAGACTCCGAAGCGATGGCTCTTTTCGGAAGCAAGAAAGTAAACGCGACCCCAGCGTTCGCGTCTGCTCCCGTACAGGCTGCAGCAGGATCTGCCGCACAGGTGGGTCAGTTCTACACGTATTCCGTCGGGGCATCGCAAGAACTGGCCTTATCTGTGCCCACAGTTGCACGCTCGATTCAAATGATCGCGTCAATGGTCGGCTGCTTAGAACTCAAGCACTACACGACGCAATGGACTGGCGAAGAGTACGAAGAGATCTACTTGGAGAATGAATCGTGGATGGATCAACCCGATCCCAAAGTCACGCGCAACTTCATCTTTTCTCAACTCGTCACGGATCTTATGCTTCACGGACGCGGATTCTGGTACATCACCAGTCGCTCAACTGCTACAGGCCGTCCGCTTTCGTTCCAATGGTTACCCGCTGCAATGGTGACCACAATGGATCAAGCAGGCCCGCAATGGTTCGGCCCATCCGATCAAGTTGAATTTAACGGTTACCCATTAGCAACCGAAGATGTCGTGCAATTCTTGGCACCGACTCAAGGTCTGTTGTATACAGGCAACCGCGCAATCATGACGGCACTCAAACTTCAGCAAGCAGCTGACCGTTTTGCAGTGAATGAGATCGCTGCCGGGTGGCTCCAGCAAACCGACGCATCCGAACCAATGTCAGCCGAAGATCTTTCCGAACTCGCAGCTGCTTGGCGTAACGCTCGACAAGTTGGCGCAATCGGCGCACTGAACAGCGTCGTCACATTCAAAGAGTTTTCCAGTGACCCAAACAAACTGCAACTGATTGAGTCGCGTCAATTCCAGTCGCTTGAACTTTCTCGGGCCACTGGAATTCCCGCATACCTTCTCGGTATTGGTGTACAGGGATACACATACCAGAACGCGCAACAAGCACGACAGGATCTCTACTTATTTGGCACCAAACAATATCTTGATGCCATTGAGCAGACTCTGAGCATGACCCAACTTTTACCGCGTGGACGGTACGTCAAATTTGATGTCTCTGATTATGTGTACGAAAACGACCTTGGAAATGTTGAGCGCGAACCCGCTTACGAATCTGGAAACCGCGAGGAAGAATACTCATGATCCAATTAACAGCTCAACAGATCACACTGGACGCATCAGCCGACGGTGAACCAACCCGTCAGATCACGGGCCTTGCAGTTCCGTGGAATGTCAAAGCGACTTTGAGTGGTGGCGAATCGGTGATCTTCCTTGAAGGCTCACTTCCCGAAGATGGCCCAATGCCAAAGCTCTTGGAATACCACGACGACACGCGCGTTATAGGCCGAGTCACCGAGAGAGTGTCCACCAGCGAAGGCATGATGTTTGTCGCCAAACTCAGCGCAACTCGAGCAGCTGACGACGCTCTCGCACTGCTCGCCGATGGTGCACTTGACAGCGTTTCCGTGGGAGCAATCCCAACCAAGTTCAAGAGGCTGTCAGACGGCACTTTAGAGGTCTCTCAAGCCAGATTCGTAGAACTGTCGGTCGTCACTCAACCGGCTTACGAATCGGCTCAAATATTTTCGGTCGCTGCCTCTTCACCAGAAGAAGAAGTCTCCGACGAAGAAGAAGTAATACCCAACCCAACCCCAACATCCGAGGAGGATGAAATGTCAGAACCCACAACCGTTGAAGCCGCTGTCGCGACTCAACCCATCTACGCAACCGCTGTCAAGCGCGACGCAAAACTGCCGACCGCTGTCGAATACTTGAGTGCTGCCATCGCAGGCGGAACCGCTTGGGAACGTATGCACGAAGCACTTCGCGCTGCAGCTCCCGACGTGGTCACCAGCGACACGCCCGGCGTGCTCCCAACCCCAATCCTTGGACCCGTTTACAACAACTTCGTCGGTCGCCGTCCAGTCGTTGACGCAGTCGGTGCCAAGTCAATGCCCGGTGGTGGCAAGATCTTTATTCGACCCGAAGTCACGACCCACACGAGCATTGGTGCAAGCCTCGCCGAAATGAGCAACCAGTCAGGCACTTTTGTGGTGAGTTCAAACCAAGTTACAAAACAAATTTTCGGTGGCTATGTGAACATTTCTGAAGCCGATTTGGACTGGACCGATCCCGCGATCTTGTCAATTTTGCTTGACGACATGGGCCGCATCTACGCGAACGCCACGGACAACTACGCAGCCGATACTTTGGTCGCTGGCGCAACCACCACTCAAGCTTTTGCCGCTGCCGACACTGGCAAGCCTGAAGTTTGGGCTGCTGAAATTGCTGAAGCTGCAGCAACGATCCTTACTTCGTCAAATGGCAACTTGCCGACCCACCTTTTTGTGGCTCCCGGCATTTGGCAGGACTTGATTGCACTTTCGGATTCGAGCAAGCGTCCGTTGTTCCCACAGATCGGACCGATGAACGCATTCGGTAATCTTGCACCGGGCCAAGTCAACGGAAACGCTTTCGGTCTGTCAGTTGTCGTTGACCGCAACTTTGCAAGTGCAACTTGTATCGTCGGCGACGCATCTGGTTACGAACTGTTTGAACAGCAGAAGGGCGCGATCTCGTTGGACAACCCGTCCACCTTGTCACGCACAATCGCATTCCGTGGCTACTTCGCCGCTTTGATGATTGACTCAAGCAAGTTCGTCAAGTTCACGTTTGCCTGATTCGACTGACTAAGAGAGAGATCTGAACGATGGCCACATTTACAGTCACGCACCACCAGCGTCTTGACAATGTCGCCGTCGTTCAGACTCTCGAGTCAACCGACATCACAATCGGTCAACAGATCACACTCTCAGGACTTGCACACGGCCTCAACGGAACACAAACAGTCTTTGCAGTACCGACGAACTTCTTCATCGGAGTTGACGAAGAAGGCGATTATCTCTACAACAGTGATGTCGTTATTCCGAACCAGTTGCTCTTTCAAGATATCGGCGACGACCTTGAGCGTTCAGCTGCAGACCCAGTCGGCACCCTTGTGTGGACACAGACGTGCACATGGATCACAGTCGCCGATCTGACCGAGTTTCTCGGCATCAGCGGAGCAACCGCAAATGACACAGCGTTTATGACCTCATCAGTTAATGCCAGTAATGCATGGTCATTTAAACGCAGAAATCAGGCCGGCTATCATGATTCTTTGACCAGCGTCCCTGATTCTGCAGTCAAAGCTGGAGTCGTGCTTATGGCTGCGAGCCTGTACCGTGAAAGAGGCAGCATCGACTCCTTCGCTAGTTTCCAAGACATGAGCATCTCAGCACCAGTCGCTTCAATGGGTCGAATTAACCAGTTGCTCGGCATCAAGAGATCGCAAGTGGCATGAGATGGCAGGCATCTTCACAGACGCGATTGATGCTGTCTCAGCGACGATCACAGCTCTCGGCTATAAGCCGGTCACTGATCCTCGGAACGCTCGACCTCTTACTGTATTTATTGAGCTTCCTGTTTTCACTGCGTTCAATAACCAAACGGCGGACATCACGATTGATCTCCGAGTGCTGGGCGCGCCACCCGGCAACCAAGACACTACGGACTACATACTCGGAGTCGTTGATGCGCTCATGAACTCTTCTCTCGCAGTTGTATCTGGACGGCCCACAGTTGCCCAGATCGGATCGCAAGATCTGCCTGCATACGACCTCACAATTAGAATCGGCTCAAGCCGCAGATAAAAGGACAAACCATGCCCACAACATACTTAGCAAACCCAACAGTCAACGTGACCAGCCCTTCGGCTATGGCATTGACGACTTCATGTTCTGCAGCGGTGCTCACTTTGACCGCCGAGGCGCTTGAAAATACAAGCTTCGGGAGCACCAGTCGCACCTACACGGCGGGCCTTTTCAGTAATGAATTGACCTTGACTTTGTTCCAAAGTTACGGCGCGACCGAAGTGGAAACATACTTGAACACTTTGTTCGGTGTCGCTTCAACAATCGTTGTCAGCCCATCCGGGACAACCGAGTCAGCGTCCAACCCTGAATACACTCTCACTGGTTGCTACTTGGAAACTGTCACCCCAATCAACACGACCGTCGGCGAGCTCTCAGTAGTCGAGGCAGTGTTTAAGGGCGGAACTTACGCTCGAGATGTCACCACCCCGTAATCAAGTAATCCGAACCCGACTAGGAGAACAATGAAACTCACACTCAGCGTCAAGCTCACCGATGGTGAGACCTACAAAGTGGTCACGAACCTTTTCGTGATCATCGCATGGGAACGCAAATTCAAACGACGATCATCAGATCTCGCAAACGGGATCGGGATGGAAGATCTTGCGTTCATGGCCTACGAAGCCAGCAGAACGCAAGGTCATCCAGTACCGATCTCCTTTGATGAATTCATCAAGCAATTAGAAGATCTAGAAGTTGTGGAGACTGAATCGGCAGTCCCTACGCAGGAGGCTTCCGGAAGCAACTAGCAGAGCTGCTTGTTGCGACTGGATACTGGCCTCCGACAATTACATTTGAAACAGACGATCTGGCGACCTGCGTTCAGATCATCAACGAGCAGAGACGAAAACAATAATGGCAGCATCAGTCGGAATTGAGTATGACGGACTGAAGCAGGCTCTCCGTGAGATCCAAAAGGTTGATCCTGCGCTTCGTCGCCAGATCACCAAGGACATCAAGAACGCCATGAACCCTTTGTTCTCGGCAATCAAAGACTCCATTCCATCGTCTGCACCGTTACAAGGACAAAAGCACAACGGACGCACCGCATGGAAAGCCGAGTCAAAGAACGTCACAATCAAAGTTGACACTCGAAAAGCACGATCACGCAACCTCGCCCAAGGCGCACAATTTGAGTCCGTCGGCACAGTCAAGATCACCGCAAAAGGTGCAGCTCTGTCAATGGCAGACATGGCAGGACGAGGCCCAAACCAAACACGCAACAAGAACCCTCTCAGAGCCCGTCCGGGCTTCGCTGGATACTTGACAGCATCTCTCGGTCGTGGCCCGTCACGCTTCGTCTGGGCGCGATCTGACGACTACTTAGACGAGATCACACGCAATGTTGACAAGATCGTCATTGAAGTCATGGACAAAACCAACAAGAGTCTGGTGAAACGCTAATGGCAATCAACCTTCCCATCGTCAGCGAATGGAATCCTGCCGGCATAAACAAGGCCATCAACGACTTCAAAAAACTTGAGACCAACGGACAAAAAGCATCTTTCGCGATTAAGAAGGCAGCAGTCCCTGCAGGGCTCGCGATTGCAGCTCTCGGTGCTGTCGCTTTTGATGCTGTCAAAGCGTTCGCCGAAGATGACGCTGCAGCCCAAAAACTTGCCACCACTCTCGGCAACGTCACTGGAGCATCCGACGCTCAAATTGCCTCAGTTGAGGACTTCATCACCAAAACTTCAATGGCTGCAGCTGTCGCCGACGACGAACTACGCCCAGCTCTTGACTCGCTAGTTCGAGGCACAGGAGATGTCACCAAGGCTCAAGATCTCCTCAGCCTTGCCCTAGACATCTCTGCCGGTACTGGTAAAGATCTCGGCGCAGTCTCAGACGCTCTCTCAAAGGCTTTCAACGGCAACCTCGGCCCACTTAAGAAACTAGATCCAGCACTTGCAAGCCTTGTTGAGAACGGTGCTTCAGCCGACGAAGTGTTTGCAGCTCTTGGCAAAACTTTCTCTGGTCAAGCAGCTACTGCAGCAAACACGACCTCAGGCAAGATGAAGAACCTCGGAATTCAGATGGGCGAACTTAAAGAGTCCATCGGTGCAGCTGTCGCACCACTGGTCGAGAAGTTACTTCCAGCATTCCTGAAGTTTTCATCGTGGGCTCGAGAAAACACTGGACTCATCGTCACCCTTGGAATAGTGATCGGCACTCTCGCCGGAGCAATCATCGGAATCAACGCAGCTCTTGCCATTTACAACGCGATCCAAACATTGACCACAGTCCTCAACGGAGTTCTGACAGCATCATTCACGGCTCTGTACGTTGCCACAGGTGTCATCGTCATCCTCGCAATCATTGCCGCACTTGTCGCATTACAAGCCAAATTCAACATTTTCGGTAAAGCCATTGACGGACTAAAAGCCGGCTTTATGGCTTGGTGGGGAGTCGTCCAGTTTGTGTTTGGCGCGGTCAAAGCAGGTTTTGCAGAACTAGCAGATCTCGGAAAAGCAATCTTTGACGGCATCGGCGGAGCGTTCAAAGGTGTAATCAACGCAGTCATCTCAGCAATGGAAAAAGGCTTAAATTTCGCCATTAAAGGCTTGAACATCATCTTGGATGGCATTGACAAAGCTGCAGGGCCTTGGGTCAACTTCGGCACAATCCCAGATGTCAAATTGCCTCGACTAGCTGAGGGAGGAATTACGACCGGCCCGACGATCGCCATGATCGGCGAAAAAGGCCCTGAAGCAGTGATCCCACTTGACCGACTCGGAAGCATGGGAGGCAACACGATCAACATCAACGTCAACGGAGGCGACCCACGCGCAGTAGTTGACTCTTTGCGTAAATATATGCAAACTCACGGAGCTGTACCTATTCGCATTGGCGGAGCCTGATGCCGTACACGACGCCAGTAGTTTCCTATTCGGCAACGATTGACGGGACTTATACTGCTTTGACTGGCGTCCAGTCCGCTGTCATCACACGCGGTCGGCAACGGTTCCAAGACCCACCACAACCGCTTAGCCTCAGTTTAGAATTAATACCTGCTACTAGCTACGCGTTACCTTTAGCGCGTGGACAGTTTATTGATGTTCGCGCTACGTCGTCGGCTAGTTCAGACGGCTATTTCCAAGGGCAGA